ACGCCCATGGGCGTCCTTCCCGCCGTTCCGACGGGTTATGTGCTGGACCGCCTCCTAGACCTCACTCCTGACCTCTCTAAGTCAGAAGCCGCGAAATGGTACCACGGTAAAAAATCGTTCCGCGAATCTATGCGGGACGCAACCAAAGCCGCGATCGAAGGCAATTCAGCCAGGCAACAGGCTCGCGATCACGAGCATTGGCGCCAGAAGTACGAACTCACGCCCGAAAAGCTCAAAGCCTACGGCATCCGCAACCTCGACGACATTCGCCGCCGCGCAGGCAGATAGGAGAAAACATGCCCCTGACAATCCGCAAATTTGGCGATCGCAAACGCGTCAAACAGGAACAAGGCCCCGAAGAGAGCCTTGTCCAGCAGCATCTCTCGGCTGAAACCGACATCAATAACATCATGGCGAAATACCAGCGCACCGGCGTGTTCCAGCACGTCACCCCCATGGCCGCCGAATACGGCGACTTCTCGGACGTGCCTGATTACAAATCCGCCATGGAAAGGATCATGGCTGCCGACGAGCTCTTCATGGAGCTCCCCGCCAAAGTGCGGGAACGCTTCGGCAACGATCCCGCGAACTTTATCGAGTTCGCAACCAATCCGGAGAATATCGAAGATCTTCGCAAGTGGGGCCTCGCCCCTGCGGCTCCGGAGCCACCGGAACCCCAACTAGTGAAGGTGGTGGAGGAGCCAAAGGCCCCGACGCCCAAAAGCCCGAAGGGAGACCAGTAACCTCCCCTTGTTCTTAACTGGTCTGACTGACACCGTCAGTCCTCAACAGGAGTGAAAGAAATGAAACGACACAAAATGAACGGCAAGAAATCTCGCCGTCTGTTCACCAAAACAGCCTCGATGTCGCATAAGCGAAATGCGAACCGAGGCAATCCCATGCGCGGCGGAATCCGCCTCTGACATGGTCTGCTATCATCCCGTCACCGGCTACCGGTCACCCTCGGGTCAGATTGTCACCTCGCGTAAAGCGGGTTATTCTGACCGCGAAGTAACCCGAGCATGCGGAGGGTGCGTGGGATGCAGACTAGAATACTCCCGCCGCTGGGCGGTAAGAATCGCCCACGAGGCCTCGCTATACGAAAGCAATGTCTTTCTGACTCTCACTTACCGAGACGAGGACCTCCCCGAAAACGCCAGTCTCTGCAAAAGGGACTGGCAACTCTTCATGAAACGGCTCAAGAAGCGATCCGGTGGTCGCTCAATCCGTTTCTTCCACTGCGGGGAATACGGCGAAACTACACATCGACCGCACTACCACGCCATCCTCTTCAACTATGACTTCAACGACCGTAAGTTCCTCAAACAGACCGAAACCGGTCACTCTATCGACACTTCGGCCGATCTGGACGAAATCTGGAAATTAGGAGATTGTTATATAGGCTCTGTCACCTTCGAATCGGCCGCTTACTGCGCCCGCTACGTGATGAAAAAATTGACAGGCCAACGCAAATCAGAATACGGGTTGTTAGAACCCGAATATGCAACTCAATCTCGACGCCCAGGCATTGGAAAGCCTTGGCTCGAAAAATGGAAAACTGATGTATTTCCTAACGACTTCGTCGTAATCAATGGTCAGAAGCAACGCGTTCCGACCTACTACGACGAAATGGTGGCTCAGCAACAAACCGACATAGGTTACTGGACCACCGACAAAACAGGCTATCCGATATGGATGCCTTACAAAAAAATCTCTGACCGCACCGAATCGGAGCGGATCAAAGACAAAAGAATAAGAAATGCGAACAAGCATTCAGAAAACAACTCTCCCGAACGACTTGCCGTTCGCGAGGAACTTCAACTGCTTCGACTTCAGAAGCTAGCTAGGACCTGAAAAATGCAAATCCAAAACCTTTATTCCATCTATGACCGCAAGGCCGCTTACTATCTTCCGGTCTTTCAACAGCGCGCCCACGCCGACGCTGAACGCCAATTCACGGAAATCGTCACGAGCTCCGACACGCCGATCGCCAAGTACCCCGGCGACTATGACCTTGTCTGCCTCGGCGAAATCGATCTGGAATCTGGACAAATCGTCCCCAAATACCCGTGCGAGACTATCGTCAACGGCTTCGTTGCCCTTCAGAACGCGCACCTCGAGCGCTCTCGCTACGCAAAGGCTCTCAACCCTCAAGTGGACCTCGAGGAACTCCTTGCCGAGCAGTCCTAGCTGTAAGGCCAACTCAGGCGGCCCTCCGGGGTCGCCACTTTTTTGCGTAGCTACAGGAGAAAAACAATGCGCTCAGTAATGCAACACACCTTCTCTCAGGTCCCCCGCGCGGATATCCCGCGCTCCACCTTCGACCGCTCACATGGCTACAAAACCACGTTCGACGCTGGTTACCTCGTACCCGTCTATATGGATGAAGCCCTCCCGGGCGACACCATCAATCTCTCTATGTCGGCCTTCGCCCGACTTTCCACGCCTCTGCACCCCTTCATGGACAATATGTTCGTGGACAGCTTCTTTTTCGCTGTCCCCATCCGCCTCCTCTGGAACAACTGGCAGAAGTTCAATGGTGAACAAGAAGACCCCGGCGACTCCACCGACTTCCTTATCCCGCAAATGGTCGCCCCCGGTGGCGGCTACGCTGTGGGGTCTCTTTCTGATTATCTCGGCATTCCTACTGGAATCCCTGGGTTATCTCACTCATCCCTGTGGCACCGCGCCTATAACCTCATCTGGAATGAGTGGTTCAGAGATCAGAATCTGCAAAACTCCCTAACCGTCGACAAAGGCGACGGCCCCGACAATCCCACCAACTACACCCTGAAAAAACGCGGCAAGCGCCACGACTACTTCACGTCTGCCCTGCCTTGGCCCCAGAAGGGCCCGGCAGTCGACTTGCCCCTCGGCACACTGGCCCCTGTCATCGGTATCGGCGTCTCCGGCACTGTCGCCGGCGCCTCCAACATCAGCGCCCGCGAAACCGCCCGCAACGTCACTTACGACGTCGGCACAAACGCCTCTGCTGGCTCTGTCGTGGTCGACATGACCGCCCTCGGGGCTTCCGGCACACCGCAAATCTATGCCGATCTCTCCGACGCAACCGCGGCTACAATCAATCAGCTCCGCGAAGCCTTCCAAATTCAACGACTGTACGAAAGGGACGCCCGTGGCGGTACTCGATACACCGAAATCCTCAAAGCTCACTTTGGAGTTACGAGCCCAGATGCTCGTCTCCAGCGCCCTGAATATCTTGGGGGAGGCTCTTCCCCTGTTAACGTCAATCCCGTCGCACAAACAAGCTCCACAGACGGAACTAGCCCTCAGGGTAATCTCGCTGCTATTGGAACGTTTGCCGCACACGGACACGGCTTTATCAAATCCTTCACTGAGCACTGCGTTATCATCGGTATGGTCTCTGCGAGAGCAGATCTCACATATCAGCAAGGCCTCAACCGCATGTTCTCCCGCCGCACCCGTTGGGACTTCTACTGGCCGGCACTCGCCCACCTGGGAGAACAAGCAATCCTGAACAAGGAAATCTATGCCCAAGGCACCAGCCAGGACAACGACACCTTCGGTTATCAGGAACGCTATGCAGAATACCGCTACAAGCCCTCTCAGATCACCGGCCAATTCCGATCCAGCTTTGCCCAATCGCTCGACACGTGGCACCTCTCTCAGGACTTCGCAGCACTTCCCGTGCTCAACGCCACCTTCATCGAAGAAAACCCGCCCGTTGACCGCGTGGTGGCTGTCCCTGAGTATCCGGACTTTCTCTTCGACAGCTTCTTCCGCCTCAAGCACACCCGCCCAATGCCGGTCTATTCCGTCCCCGGCCTCATTGATCACTTCTGAGGCCCGATCATGGTATGGCAAGCAATCGCCGGAATCGGCTCTTCGCTTCTCGGCGGCCTCTTTGGCTCTTCAGGCGCGAAGAAACAGAATCAGGCCCAAATCCAGATGGCCCGCGAGCAAATGGACTTCCAAGAGAGGATGTCCAACACCGCTCATCAGCGCGAGGTTCAGGACCTCAAAAGCGCCGGTCTAAATCCCATACTCTCCGCCAAACTCGGCGGAGCCTCTTCACCTGCAGGAGCTATGCCGAATCTCGTTAACGAGATGGCCCCGCTTCAATCATCTGCCCAATCTATGGGCGAGAAAATGTATAACTTTCGCGTCCAAGACGCGACGGTTAACAACCTTAAACTGCAAAACGATCTACTCAAGGAGCAAGTTCGCGCCGCCGAAATCTCGAACGCCCGTCAAGGCCTTCTCACCCCCGGCTATGAAGCCGGCGGTAAAGTCATCGAAAAGATCGTCAACAAGATCAGCCCGTGGCTAGATTCCGGCTCTGACAAACTCGTCAACAGCCCCGACATCATACAGGAGGTCATAGAAAACGCAGGGACGCCCATGGGCGTCCTTCCCGCCGTTCCGACGGGTTATGTGCTGGACCGCCTCCTAGACCTCACTCCTGACCTCTCTAAGTCAGAAGCCGCGAAATGGTACCACGGTAAAAAATCGTTCC